AGCAATGATTATAGAATGAAGGGACTGTGATTAGAAAGCAAGATGGCAGCTCAAGACGCCGAATTGAAGCTTAAGGTAAGTCTTGACCTAGCCTTCTTCAGGCAGCAATTGGCGGGCCTTGGACAGGCCGCTGCTGGCACTCCATTGCCGGTGCAAATTAGATTTGATAGGCGTAGTGTGCAGAATGAGCTTAATGCTCTTGGTGCAAATATTAGGCGGAGAAATTATCGCTTAAACATTGAAACAAATTTATCTGCTGAAATTGCGAAAGCAGACACGCTTGCTCGTAAACTTACGGAATTAAGCGGCAAGGTTAAAGCCGCTACGGGAGGAGCTTTTTCCCAGGGGCCGCAAGGAGCCGCTGGTCTTGAGCGCTTCATGCGCGAACAGGGACTGACTGGGCGTGCTTTTGGCGTGCAACAAGCGCAAGAGCGCATTGCAAGACAAGCGGTTTTATCGCGCCTTGAAAAGGGATCATTGAGCAAAGGTGGATACAACATTGCTGGTCTAGAAAAAATAATCCGCGATTTAGGAGGCACACCAACTGGAGGAAGGAAAGATCTTGCGGCGCAGGCGAAAAAACTAGTAGAAGAAGCAGATGGTATTGCAGATGCAGTCTTTGAAGGATTAAAAGACTTGCAAATGAAGCTTCGCCCCATTCGTGGGCAGGCTCAAACAAGTGCTGCGCGTTCCATGCCAAATCTCAATGAGATGCTGGACCGTATAGCAAATCTTACAGAAAACCCTCGCGCTGCTCAACGAATGTTGCGCATGCTGCCTGAAAGAAGAATTACGACTGATCTAATTGGTGCCGCCAATAAACAAGCAGAATTCAAGCAAGAAGGACTGCGATTTTTGGATCTCAAGGGGAAAGCTTTTGATCCACTGTTAAAGGCAATTGCCAAGGATTTTACGGAGTATGCGAAAAGCGTAGGAACGACCAATCCATGGATTGGGAAGACGGGAACTGTTTTAGCTGATTTTTTAAGCAAAGGAATTATGAGCGCGTCTGCGCGTGAGCTTTATGCGCGAGTGCGTGAACCACAGCAAGTTGGCCAACCCCTTCTTCCCGCAGCGGGTCAAACAAGTGCTTCTCGCATGACGAGGCAAATGTTTGAGGGTTTACCCGCAATTCAATCTCCTCAAATTGGAATGGAACAGGCGCCATTAAGCAGGGCTGCCGAATACTTAATCAACAAAGCTCGTCGTGCTCTGGAGCTTCCCATTGGCCCATCGTCACCATTGGGCTCCATGGGGCAATTCCCGATGGCAGGAATGATGGGGCGTGGGTCGCTGGGGCGATTCCCAATGGATTGGCCGTTGGCAATTGGTGGCCCGTCCGCAATGGGCCAGTCCGCAGCAGGACCAACTCCGTGGTATAACACAAGCGTTGGGGCGCGTGGAGGTTTTAATCCTGGCGTAAGATCAAGCGCATTTTTCCCAATGGCAGGAATGATGGGACCGTCAAGGCCTCTAACAATCAATGCTCAAAGCAGCATGTTTGGAGGTGGTGGAGCACAGCCTCCTGCGGGCGGAGGTGGCGGACGATTTGGTGGCTTTGGCGGCATGATTCCAGGCGCTGGTGATTTTGGTCGAGCCGTTGGAGGAGTTAATCTTCCAGGCACTGGAACAATCAGAGAGCTTGGTGAAGAATTTGGCTTTGCCGCTAAGCAAGTGGTCTTATTTGGACAAGCTTATAAATTGCTTGCATTCATTCAAAATCTTCCTGCACAAGTAGGTGCAGCAGTTGGCCAGCTACAAAGCTTTAGAAATACGCTGAATGCAGTGACGCCTTCAGCAGAAGAAGCGCGAGCTTCTAACGAGCTTTTGCTTGGGCTTATGGAGAAATATAACGTGCCCTTGCAATCGGCGCGTGATGGTTTCACCAAACTATATGCTTCCATGGCTCCGGCTGGTTTTAGTGGCGATGAAATCAGAGATTTGTTCACTGGCATCACAAAAGCTGCAGCCACTTTTGGAATGAGCGCAGATAAAGTTGATCGCGTGAATTATGCATTTGCTCAGATGGCAAGCAAAGGACAAGTAATGAGCGAAGAGCTTAAGGGGCAGTTAGGTGACGTACTGCCTGGCGCTATGGCATTGTTTGCAGAAGCCGCAGGATTCAAGGGGCCAAAAGCCATTCAAGATTTCTCTGCTGCGTTGGAAGATGGTGCCTACAAAGGAGAAGCGATGGTTGCATTGTTAAAGAATGTAACTGTCGTAATGAATAAGGAATTTGGTCCTGGCGCTGAAGGAGCTGCTCTTACGTTCCAGGGCGTAATGAATCGCATGCAAAACTCGATGACTCTTTTCTATGAGGCATTCGAGCCAGTTGCAGTGGGATTCTTGAATACTGTCGTTGTTCCAATGACAAATGGAATTAAACAGCTTACTGATGGACTCAATGCATTCTTTACTGGCACTGCAGCAAAAACAGCAGGAGGATTCGCCATTGCACAAGAACTGGAGCGGCTGCGTCCTGCTTTTGATGGCATTGGACAAAACGTGGCTACTTTCGCTGTTCAATTGGGGCAACTCGCAAAAGCAGCTCTTGACGTTGGTAAGGTATTATTGCAAATAGCTGGCAATCCCATCGTTGGCTATTTGGCAAAACTTTACGCAATTGCTCTTCCAATTAATATTGCGCTTGGTGTGATGCGTGGATTATGGGCTTCCAACGCATTGCAATTATTAATTTTCAATGCGCGAGTGGCATCTGGCACTTCAACATTATCGGCGTTTAGGGGAATGATGGCGGCTACGGGCGCTACGACAGAAGTTACAAAAAATTCTATTCGCAATGCCGGTCTTACAATGCGCACCTTCTTTGCGACCACTGGCGTTGGCTTGGTTGTTGTTGGCATCAGCATGCTCATTGAAAAATTCTTGACAATGAATCAGGCGTTGGCTGATACAAAGGCAAAAGCAATGGGTGCAGCGCAGGCCATTCGTTTAATGTCCCAAACAGAAGCCCGTGCGGCAGAACAACAAGCTCAATCGGCTTATCAGACAATTGGAGCAATTGCGGGGCGTGGCGGTGCTCAGCAGCCAGGTGGGGATCGTCTTGTTCCCGTGAGCGAAAAGGAACTCAAGCAGCTTCAAGAGCTTGGCCCCATTCGTTCGCAGCAAGCCCCTGGTGGTCCAATCTACGTGAAAAGAAGCGAGGCAATGGCCTTGGCTCCTCAGGCTCAGCGGCTTCAAGCTGAAGCAGCTTTTAGACAGCGACAAATCAAGTCAGAAGAGCAATTAGCACAAACCCCTGCCGCGCTTGGCGCAATTCCTCCTAGTGAAGGAGAAGGGAAAACAAAGAAAGAGAAAGAGCTTGATGAATACAATAGAAGCCAACTTCAGTTTATTCAAGATCAATTTGACATTGAAAAACAGCGCCTTGATAAACAACTGCAAGGCCAGCTTATTTCGCAAACTCAATACGATATTTCATTAGCGGAACTAGAGCTAGAAACCGCAAAACTTGAAATAGCCGAGCGCTACCGATTGGAAGTAGAGAAGACAAATAAGGACAATCTGAGCGCTTCAGATAAGGCTCTGAAACTGAAAGACTTAGAGATTAATAAGACCAATGCTTTAACCATTGCGGAAGATAAGCGCAATCTGGCAATTGGAGCAGCTCGTCAAAAGATCATCAAGCCCATTATTGATGAGATTGATCGCGAGACGCTAGGAATTCAGCGACAAGCTTTGCAAATGGAGGCCCTGAAAAATGGCCGCATTGAACTTACTTCCGCCCAAGAAGCGGAACTGGCGGTTAAAGAAAGATATGCAGACCTAGCTGCAGATGAAAGAGATATTGCGAAGGGAGAGCTTGATTTGCTCACTCAAATTATTGCTCAGCGCCTTGAAAACGTGAAGCTTTTGGAAAAGCAAACTGCTTTAACCTCTGCTCAAAGAGGACTGGAAACAATTGGCGCTGGTTTGCAAGCTGGTTTCACTGGTAGCGCTGCAAACGTCTTTGAGCGAGCGATGGAGCAGTATGGCGACGAAGATTACGCCACGCAACTTGCCAATGTCGAAACAGCCGCAATGCAGCTTCGTAGCGTCTTTGAAGGGTTACAAGGCGCCATTCAGGGCGTAAGCGGAGCTTTCGCTAATGTCCTCACGGAAGGCGTAGCAAATATGATCAGCGGTACTGCGACTGCCAAAGAAGTGTTTGCCAGCTTCTTGCAAAGTGTTGGTCAAGCGCTTTCTCAAGCTGCGGCACAAATGATTTCCACTTATATCGCCATTGGTATCGCAAAGATATTTGCTGGACTTGGCGGAGGGGGCGGAGCGGACATGTCGAAATCTGGCATTACAGAAGGCACTCTTGCCCCCATGAGGCAATATACAGACGCGGCTGGAAATATGGCTCCTAACTTGACGTTTGCCAATGGCGGCATTGCTCCCGGAGGTTTCCGAGCCTTCGCCAACGGCGGCGTTGTATCAGGCCCCACTCTTGGCCTTGTAGGCGAAGGGCGTTACAACGAAGCCATTGTTCCCCTTCCCGATGGCAAGAGCATTCCGGTGCAGCTTGGCGGACGCTCTGCTCGTGATCTAATGGGCAACAATGCTCCTGGCATGCCTGCTGCCCCTGCTCTCAATATGAAATTTGAAACTACCAAGATCAATGGCGTAGAGTATGTAAGCAGAGAGCAATTAGAGCAAGCAATGGCATCAACTCGCCGCCTTGCTTCTCGTGAAGGCGCTGCGCAAGGAAGTCAATTAGCCTTAAATAAGCTTAAGAATTCTCCCACCACTCGCCGTCAACTAGGCTTCTAAACATGGCAGCTTTCCCTTCGTTGCGACCATCACAACGTACTATTTCAATGGGGCAAGTTCCCATTAAGGAATACAGGGCTCTTAATGGCGCCACTGTTCGGCGCAGCTTTGGTAATAAGCGTTTTGGCTATGTAGTAGAACTTACCTTTCAAAATATTGCAGAGGCTTCTGTTTCGTTAATCTGGGACCATTATCACGATAATCAAAACCTGCAAAATGGCTTCAGTCTTCCAGATAGTATTTTTAGTGGTTACTCTACAAACGAAATAATTGGTCGCTCTGAGGGTTTGATTAGCCGCATTAATCGCATAAACTACATCACTTGGTTCTATATTGAGCCGCCAAGCATTGAAAGTGTAGAGCGGTCTAGAAGCACTGTGCAAGTTAGACTTGCTGGTGAGCTTCGTTATGCGCCATAAACGATGATTAACATCGCTCATTTTATTACTATCACGCCCAAGCAGACGGGGGCGGTGGCAAGGCGTTTTCAGAATTTCTTTTATGCATCGTCGTCCAGCCCTTTGATTGCAGTGCCTGGCACGTCTTCCCCGCTTTATGCATTTGCTCCATTTAGAGTGGAAGGCGCCACTGCTCAACTTAATGGCGAAAATGAAACAGTGCAAGTGTTGTTTCCATTCACCACGTTTGGCGTGCGCTTGGTAGAGGAGGGCGATGGCAATCGCCTTTCTCGCATGGAACTGAAAACAGTATGGCTAGAAAACAACAAAAGCACAAGTGAGCCATCGGACTATTTGGTGAGCGCTGAGTACACTGATTTCTACATTGGCGTTGGAGCTAGCTTTTCGGATAGTACCATTGAGCTTCGTTTTAACAGCGCAATGGATAGCGTCAATGCTAGTATTCCAGCTCAATCATTCACGAGGCAAACTGCTGGCATTCTTCCATTAAACTCTGACATTAATTTGCGGTAATGGTTAACGATCTTATTGGGCTTCGCCATGAAACGGCAGCTAAATTTTATCCCGGCTGCACCACCATTGATTGCTTCGGCTTATTTGTTGAGGTGCGAAAGCGTTTAGGGCTTCACGATTTTGGTGATGACTTTCAATGGGTGTATAAAGAAATGGAAGGGAAAGTTTTGCCATTGCGCAAAATTGCCAGTCACATGAAGCGAATAGCTAAACGCGCAAAACATCCAGCAGAGGGTGACTTGGCTTTATTGCCATCAAGGAATACGACAATGGGCCTTGGAGTGGTGATTAATGGCGGTATTCTTACCATCACAGAGATGGGCTCCTCCTTTTGGACGCCAAAGACTGATGAGGTTAAATTCTGGACTCCCATTGATTCCGCTGTATTAAACTAACTTAAGGCTAACGACGATCATGAGAAAACTTCTTCCTTACGAACATGCCCTTATTAAAGAACTTGGCATTACCGAGGAAGAATATTTTGCCTTTAGAAAAGCGCAGCAAGAATATATTGACCCCAAAGTTGGTACTATTTTAGACATTAGAAATGAGCCTATATCCACTGTTGCGCTTGTTTTGAGCATTCTTGGCACCATTGCCCAAGTGGCATCGGCATTGCTTGCGCCTCGTCCTGAAGTTCCAGATGCTGGAGGAGGAAGCAGACGAGCAAGGGACAGACGATTTGCGCCGCGTTATGGTTTTGATTCCGTACAAGAACTGGCGCAGTATGGCGACCCAGTGAACTTAGTTTATTCCAATCGCGGTGATTTATCTGCAGAAAATCCTAGCGGCGGCGTAAGAGTAAACACTTCATTGTTATGGTCTGCAGTATATAGCGTTGGCAACGCTCAATACATTCAAATGATGGCGGCAATTGGAGCCAATAATATTTATGACATCGACTACCAGCGCACTGCTTTTGGATCTAGTTTAATTAAATTATTTGCGGCAAATTCAGCTTGGATTTATTCCAGAAATGGCGGAAGCATTACTTTTGCCGACAAGAAATTTCCGGCTGGAAATGATAAAGATCCAGCGCGTCTTTCTGTCGCATCTTCGCGTACTGTTTACGATCCTGTGCTGGATTTTAATGCTCGCAGCGAAGGCTTTAGTCAAGCTTATTCCCCACCGTCAGCCAGTGAATTTGGTATTACTTCTCCCATCCCCATCTTTGTAAGAGTATTTGCAAGAAATGACAAAGGCGTTGAAAAACATACGCGAGTGGGTATCAGAGCCAATGGCGGTTCATGGTGGCCTGATTTTTTTCCTGGAACCCCTGGCGATCCACGACCCTTGATTTCCGTTGGACAGCAAATTACCGTCACGATTGATCAAGTTAAAAAAGAAAGAAATAATAATGCAGATCAAGAAGCCGATAATTTTGCGGATGAAGTTAGAAGCGGGGCTGCTGAGTCAATAGAGTTGGGCTCTTTATACAAGCTTGGCAGTGCAAAATTTCAGCTTGTTAACATTATTGGCGACACTGAATTAGACAAAAATGCTCTTAAGCTTATTCTTGAATGCATAGAAACAGGCTGTGCTCCTTTTGAAGATTATCAAACTGAAGATATGGACGAAAGAGAGAATGAATTAAAAGGCGATAAAGCAGACCTAGAAGCAATAATTTTAAGCCTAGAAGATCAGATTAAAAATTTGTCTACTGCAGATTTTTATAAGCAAAGCTACACCCCGGCTATTGCTACGCTGCTAGAGCGCGTGCGAACTGCGAAAAACAATGCAGAGTTGATATATGAAGCAGTTCTTTCTTATAGGAGCGACGTTACCCAGATGGACGAACTAGTGTTAGCTGCTGAAAATTTAAATCCCCGTGACAAGCTTTTTTCTAGCCAAGTGATTGATCTTGCTAATCAAATTAGTAACCTTGAGGATTCGCTAGAAGCCGCTAGAGATCAAAAAGAAAGAATCAACTCGAATATTGAAAGATTAGGGAGCACTGCTGAAAGAGAAAAAAACTTAAAAAACACAAAAAGCACTATTGCAATTTACAGGTCTCAATTAAAAAATCGTAGAACGCGACTTAGTGATCACCTGCGCGAGCATGCAGTAGCAAATGGCGTTATTGTGTCTCAATTGGTACAAGCAAAGCAAAAATTAACAGATATTAGATCGCTGTCTCAATCATTGCTATCAACTGCAGACTACAACGCCGTTTGGGAGCAGCTTCCAATTGATAATCCAGCTTTTTTCTCCACCGATATTACTTCTGGCGACATATCAAAAAGACCGCGAGCAAAAGCAGAGCGGGAAAGGCTAAGATTTCTGGCAAACATATTCAGTAAATTAGAGAATCTATTAACTGGCATATTGAATGTAATAGATTATGACGCATTCAATACAAAAAGAGCCAGCTTAAATGCGGAGCTTTTCAACAAACAACAAGAGCTTGATCAAGTTAATAGACAGCTCGCTAATCCAAATAGCTTCAACGATCATCTTGGTGCAAAATGCTTAGTTCGTCTGCATGATGCAGATTATGAAACACTATCTCCTGTCAATTTGGTTCATTTTTCTTTGAAAGCAAAAGTGTTCATGCGCATCCAAGGAAGAGCATCAAAATATGGTGAAACGGAAGAAAAGCGTTATAAAGACTCTGACAATGGCTATAAGACCCGCACGGCGATGTTCAGGGTGAAGTACAAACGTCCCACGGAAACAGACACACAATGGAAGTCTCCTAACGTTATTTTTTGCATTCGCAAAACATACGACAAAGATACTTTTATACCATTATTTTTTAGAAGTGGCACTCAAGAAAAATGGCAATTTAAATTTGAAGCAGTAAGCGATGCTCCGTCGGAAGCCAAAAAAGCTGGCACACAATTGAATTTTGTCTACCTAGAAGGACGCGGCCCAGTCATTCCTGTGACTCCAGAAAATGGTATTGCAGATTTTTATTGTCGTGGGTACAAAAGGGATGCAGCTCTTGATAATCGCCCGCCCAGGAATCATTCTCCATACAAAGTAGACGAATGGACTTTATTCTCTCAATATGCGGACACTTCTATTTCCTATTCATTTGATAATGGACCAGAATTTCGCATTGTTACTGTCACAGAACAACAATTTGAATCAAAAACGAACTATCCATTGCTCTATAAAGACATAACAACGATAGGGGTTAATGCATATAGCAGCGCCGGCTTAACCAATGTCCGCAATTTAAGTGTATTTGTCAATAAAGGGAAAATTGTTAGGAGAATTAACATTGGCACACGCACATATCCAGCCTCTCCAGACGGACCATCTTCTTACGCGCCAGATATATTCTTGGATACCATTCTTGATCCAGTGAATGGCATTTTTGATTATGTTGATACCAATGGTGTTGACATTAGCAGCTTGGCTCTCGCCAAACAATTTTGCTTGCAAAATAATTATCACATGGACGGAGTGTTAGCAGATAAGACTGCTTGGCGAGCATTTTGGACGGAAGTTGCTCCTTACAGCCTATTAGAAGTGGCTCGTATAGGTGGCAAAGAAACATTGATTCCAGCAGTGCCTACCCTTACTGACGGTACTATCGTAAGAAACATTAACGTCTCCGCATTATTTAACCAAGGAAACATTTTAGAAGATAGCTACAAAGAGGATTTTCTTGATTACGGAGAGTCTACTCAGGACATAATTGTGACAGTCATTTATCGCGATCAATCAGGAAATGAGCCATTTCCTCGCAATACAAGCGCAACTGTTAAATTAAAAGATGCAAATGAAGCTGTTAGTTCCCGCCGCACGTTTGACTTGTCTACTTGGGTGACCAATAGAAGCCAAGCTATTAATTATGCAATGCTTTTATGTTCGCAGCGACGCTATATTAGACGCGCTGTTGAGTTTAAGACATTTCCAACTGAAGCACCAGTTCAACCGGGCGCATATATTTACGTACATATGGAGGAAAACCAATGGAATGACGTGCATTCTGGAATGGTTTTAGCAGATGGCTCTCTTAATATTCCATTTGCAAGTGAATCCATTAATGGCACCTATTCCACATTGATCTACAGGCAAGGCGAAGATCCAATTAAACAGAATATCACTTATACAAACGGACAGGCATCGGCATTGTCTGCTTTCCCGAATGCATTGTTTGTGCTTGGAACGGCAGTCAGTGGCAAGCGAGTTTTTAGGGCGGTGGAAGTGGCAATGGAAGAAGAAGGAGAGGTGACTATTAGAGCGGTTGAACATCCTTGCATTGAAGAGGGAGGGCAAACAAAAAGTTTGATTGCGAGATTTGATGAAGGTTTATATGACATCAGCTAATGCTGAATGGTGCTAGTATTTAAACAAAAGCCTTAGAACAATGCCCTTTTACACTGGTCGCACTGGCAAGCTTCGCCTTGGTGGAAGCGAAGTTTCCAAGGTGAAGAATTGGACACTTGACACGTCCGTTAATATGCTGGACACCACTTCCCTTGGTGATACGGCTAACACTTTTACGCCTGGTCTTTTTAGCGCTACTGGCAGCGCCTCGTTGTCATATTACAATGGCGACACAACTGATACCACGAATCTTTTAGAAAAAATTGCCAAAACTGGCGCTATTACTGACAGCGACGAAGTGACTCTCACTTTTGAAGTGGGAACTAATCAAACTTTTACTGCTGATGCTTTTATCAATAGCGCCAGCATCTCCTCTTCCACTGATGAGCTAACTACTGTTTCTTTTAACTTTACGATTAACGGTCCTCTTACTTCTGTTGTACTTACTGGCACCACGTGATTTTGAGCGTAGATACAATGGAATAATTAAGGCTGTAGCGAGATGACATTTTTTGTTGGCCATACAGGCGCAATCAAGCTACAGCGTGGTGGTGAAAATACTTTCACTGCCATTGTTTCTCCAGATGATGTTAATACTTCGCTAAATAGATTTAGCTTTGAGGGTAGCGACGACAATTTAATCACTGGAGATCTTCTGGAAATTACAACAGAAGATCCTCGCGGTCTTCTTTTTCTTCCTGCATCGTTCTGGAGTATTCCCGGTGAAGAGGTGGATGGCTACAGCGAAGTGGTGTGGGCTTCGGGAAGCACCGCCGGACTGGCGGGATGGGACGATGATGAAATCAGCGTATCTTCTGACTTGCCGCCTGAGGGCTACGACGAATTTAGGCTAGATGATTATGTGTTTTCAGATAATGCAAGGGCCTATGCAAATATAAACAGAGTGGGCGGAGTGCGTCTTTTTGAAGACTTTAATGATGCAGTGAATAATGAAAGAGCGAATGAATATGAATTAGCCGCATTTTACGGCGAACCCATTGAGATTACAGTTGGCGTGAGGGACACGCGATACAACACGCTTGGCTCTGTCACTTCTTTTGAGCTTAATACAGACCGAGCCGCAATGGAAACGACTAGCTTATCTGACAGATTTAAGCAGCAATATTCCGCTGGCTTGTTAAGTGGCAGCGGAAGCATTGAATGTTTATTTAGCTATGAGACGGTGAGCAACCAAGATGTGCCGTTGTTCTTGCTGCAGGTTATTAATCGCCTAGATGTTGGAAGCAATTTCAAGGCATTACTTTCCCTTTCATCCGTTGAGCAGTCTGCAAACTTTAGAGAAGAAGTTTATTACGATATTGAAGCCGTTGTGACAAGGGCAGGAGTAACTGTTACCTCAGACGCATTGGTAGCTTGCTCTGTTGATTTTGTAACAACTGGCGAATTTAAACTCCGTGTTGGTGTGCCGCCAGAATATATCCTCAAGGAAGATGATGACGCCATTTATCTTGAGCAGGCATTGGATTATCTGCTGAAGGAAATCACTGACTGATAATAGCTAATATCGTTTAAGACTAGACTGTACTGAGACCCGCACCTTCCTGCAATGGCTGATCAAAGAATTACGGAGCTTGTAGAACTTCCCCAGGGAGGCGTATCTTCTAATGACGTACTGCCTATTGCAGACGTTAGCGCGAGTCAAACAAAGAAAGTACAAGTGAAGAGCCTGATCCAGGCGGGCTTTAATCTTGCAGATGCTTCGACACTAGATATTTCAAAGATTAACCAGGCAAGCACTGCAAAACTTGGCACGGCAGCCATCGGAACTAATGTCATCACGTATGACAAGATTCAGCAAGTTAGTAATACTGATCGCTTACTGGGAAGAAGCAGTGCAGGTGCTGGCAATGTAGAGGAAATTATTTGCACTTCATTTGCTCGGTCATTGCTTGATGATGCAGATGCAGCGGCGGCGCGTTCAACACTTTCTCTTGGAACTGTCGCGACTGGCAGCACCATCAATACTTCCCTTATTGAAGATCTTGCCATTACCACTGGCAAAATTAATGATGATGCAGTTACCACTGCAAAAATTGTCGATGCAAACGTTACCAATGCAAAGATTGCGAGTGGAGCAGTTGATAGCGCTCAATTAGCAGCTAGCGGCGTTGTACAAGGAAAGCTTGCCTCTGATTCTGTTATTACTGTCAATATCGTCGATAGTGGCGTTACGCAAGCAAAGCTAGCTGCTAGTGCAGTGGCCACTGTCAACATCGCAGATAGTGGCATTACTCAGCCCAAGCTTGCTGCCGATGCAATCAATACAGTCAACATTGCCGATTCTGCAGTAACGCTTGCCAAGATGGCCAGCGGAAGCGTTGACACTGCTCAGCTTGTCGTTAGCGGCGTTACACAAGAGAAGCTCGCTGCTAATGCAGTGGCAACCATTAATCTTGTTGACTCTGGAGTTACACAAGCGAAATTATCCGCCGACGCAGTGGCAACTATTAATTTAGTTGACTCTGGAGTGACACAAGCCAAGCTTGCTAGCGGTTCTGTTGACACAATTAATATCATTGACAGCTCGGTGACGCTGGTCAAAATGGCCAGTGGAAGCGTTGATACCGCCCAACTGGTTCCTAGTGGTATTACGCAAGAAAAGCTTGCTGCTGATGCAGTGGCAACAATTAATCTGGTTGATTCTGGAATTACGCAGTCGAAGCTTGCCGCTGATGCAGTGGCAACAATTAATATCATCGACTCTGGTGTTACACAGCCAAAACTTGCTGCCGATGCAGTGGGGACTGTCAATATTATTGACGCCTCTGTAACACTTGCAAAAATGGCAAGTGGCAGCGTTGATAACGCTCAACTTGTAGCTAGCGGAATCACGCAAGAAAAACTGGCTGCTGATGCAGTAGCGACAATCAACATCATTGATAGTGGAGTCACGCAAAGCAAGCTTGCCACTGGTGCAGTGGCAACAATTAATCTTGTTGATAGCGGAGTGACTACTGCCAAAATCGCATCTGGTGCAGTCACAATTGAGAAGCTTTCTCTGTCACCGGGAGAATTAACTGGAGCTATCATCACCGCCTCTTCCATCCCATCGGGAAGCTATGCAAGCGCATCTATTGTCACTGCTGACATTGCCGATAATGCAGTTACATTCGCCAAGATTCAGCAAGTGGCATCTGGGGTGCTGCTTGGCAGGGCAAGTGCTGGTAGCGGCAATGTAGAAGCAATTACGTTGACGGAAGCTGGCAGGGCACTGTTAGACGACGCAGATGCCACTGCACAACGCGCCACGCTTGGTCTTGCTTCCATGGCAATCCAAGCTGCCTCTGGCGTAGCTATTACAGGCGGCACAGCAGTCCTCAGCAGCGGCACCATTTCTTATGCAACCATCAATGGTGGCGTGATCAGTGGTATCACTGATCTTGCAGTAGAAGATGGCGGTACTGGCGCCTCCACTGCCTCTGGTGCTCGTACCAATCTCGGTCTTGTCATTGGCACCGATGTGCAAGCTTATGACGCAGCATTGGCTTCCATCGCTGGACTCACCACTGCATCAGGCCAAATCATTTATACCACTGCTAGCGACACTTACACCACGTCTTCAATTACCACTGCTGGTCGTGCGTTGCTTGACGATGCAGATGCCAGTGCTCAACGCACTACGCTTGGACTTGGTTCTTTAGCAGTGCAAAATACAATTGCTAGCGGCAATTATGACGCCGGCTCTATTTTTACTGCCGACGTTGCTGATAGCGCAATTACCACTGCCAAAATTGCAGATAGTGGCATTACCACTGCAAAGCTTGTCGATAGTGGCATTACAACAAGCAAAATTGCCGACGCGGCAATTACCGCCGGCAAAATGGCTGCTGATAGCGTTGCCACTGCTTCAGTGCAGGACCGCGCTATTTCGTTCGCAAAGATTCAGAACTCTAGTCAGTCTGATGTAATCATTGGTCGCGCAACTGCAGGAAGCGGCACATTGGAAGAAATTGCCTGCACTGCTGCAGCCAGGTCAATTCTTGATGATGCCACTGTAGAAGACATTCGAGCAACGCTTGGCCTTGGCACACTTGCTGTTCAAAACGGCACTTTCTCTGGCACTTCTACTGGCACTAATACTGGCGACCAAACCATTACTCTCACTGGAGATGTTACTGGCACTGGCACTGGAAGCTTTGCCGCCACCATCGCCACTGGATCTGTCACGGAAACAAAAATTGCAGACGATGCAGTTACGAGCAGCAAGATTGCCAATGGAGCTGTTGAAGCCGTTGCATTGGCCAATCAAAGTGCTTCTGTTGTTGCTGCTGCATCGCCTAGTGCAAGCGGTGCTTTCATTGGTCAACAATGGATTAATACAAACAATGCAGTTGAATACACTTGGACTGGCACGGAATGGCTGCAGCAATCTGCTCTTGGCGTTGTAACAATTTCTGGGGACACTGTTTATTCTTTCTCTACGGCTTATCCAGATGAGTATTCGGCAATTATCACTCCAGCGTTAAATACGCAAGCTGCAAATCGCGTATTTATTGGTCCCGCTAGTGGCAGCGACGCCGCTCCTACGTTTAGGGCTTTAACCAGTAACGATCTGCCTACTGCCACTGCAAGCGTTAAAGGGGCTGTCGCCGCTGGCGCTGGTCTTTCTATGACTGGCGATGCGATTGGACACACCAATAGTATTGCAAGTGGTGTTTTTTATAAAGTTGAAGTTGACAGCGAGGGGCATGTAAGTTCCGGAGCGACTGCTCTTGTTGCTGATGACATTCCAGCGTTAGACGCAAGCAAAATTACCACCGGCTTCTTTGGCAGCGGCTTTATTGCTGATGACGCTATTCTTGCAACAAATCTTGCAAACTATTCGACTACAAAGTTTGGCGAAGCGCTGCCTGCCGCTGATTTCATTGGACAATACTTCTTCAATCCATTGTCCAAGGATTTATATCTTTGGGATGGTAACGTTTGGAATCCAGTGGGTGTCAGTATTGGCGAAATTGTTTTTGCCGGCACTTACAATGCAAGCGGCAACACTGTTTCTTCTACCACCACTGAAGGCGCTGCAGTTGGTTTAACAATTGGTCAGCCCCTCCCTGCTGCCACTGCAACGTTTAATAGTTATTACGTGGTGGTAGAAAGTGGCGGTACTGGCACTTCCCCCGCCCCCGAAAGCCTCCTTGCTCCTCCTGATATTATTCTTTGCAATGGCACTGCATGGGTGGAGATTGACGTTAGCTCCACTTATGTGAGCCAAACAGCGTCGCAAGTTGGTTTTAGTCCAGCGGCAAGCATTGGCAGTACCAATGTACAAGCTGCCATCGAAGAAGTAAGCAATGAATGCAGAAATGTTAATAACGTTGCAAGTGGCGTATTAGCCATTGGTTATGGCGGCACCGGACAATCCTCCTATGTAAAGGGAAACATTCTTGTTGCATCGGGTACTGGAGGATTTGCAAAACTTGCAGTTGGAGCAAACGGCACTGTTCTTACTGCAGATTCTGCTGAAACTTCTGGCGTGAAGTGGGCGGTGCCTGCTAGCGGCACGGTGCTTAGCGTGAATGCCACTGCACCATTAGCTGTTGTTAGTGGCACCACCACGCCTCATATTACGATTAGCGGCGCCACCACTGCTGCAGTTGGCGTTGTTCAGCTCACTGATAGTACGTCTACTACTAGCTCAACGCTTGCTGCTACTGCCACTGCAGTTAAGAGCGCCTATGACCTGGCCAATGCTGCGTTGCCAGTAGCCGGCGGGACAATGACCGGCACGCTGAATCTTGGAACTAACGTCACTGTTGTTTTTGAAGGCAGCGTTAACGATGATTTTGAAACCACTCTTACTGTTGCTAATCCAACGGCAGACAGGACCATTACACTCCCAAATGTAACTGGCACTGTCATTACCACTGGAGACACCGGCACTGTTACAAACACAATGCTGGCTGGCAGTATTGCCGATACCAAGCTAAATACTATTTCCACTGCAGGCAAAGTTAGCAATAGCGCCACCACTGCTACTAGTGCAAACACTGTTAGTGCAATTGTTGCTCGCGATGGAAGCGGCAACTTCTCCGCTGGTACCATTAATGCCACCATTGATGAAGGCACATTCTGATCAACAGTAAACAAAGCCTTTTAGAATTGCGAAAGACTATTTAGTCTTTTTCAATTTTGAAAGGCTTTTAATTATGGCTGGCGTTCTTCAGCATTTACGTTCCTCAACGCTGGATAAGCGTCCAAATCCTGCTTCTATGGTTGATGGGCAAATTGCCATTAACTATGCAAGTGGCGCTCCTGGCATGTTCTTCAAGGACAACAATGGGAGCTTGGTAAAAGTGGGGCCTGTGCATGTGGGCAGCGGCGCTCCTAATGCCGTGCCTGCAAGTGGTGGTACTGCTGGTAATTCTATTGGCGAGCAATGGCTTGATACTAGTGGTGGCACTTATGTGTTTAAGATTTGGGACGGCGCTGCATGGCGTAGTGAAGCCGGCGAATTTGTAAACGCTACTGGCGACACCATGACGGGCGATCTCGTCATGAACAATGCCAATTTAGTGTTTGAAGGCAGTGTTGATGACGGTTTTGAAACGACGCTTACTGTTGTCAATCCCACTGCTGATCGTACTATTACGCTGCCTAATGTGACTGGCACGGTAGTTACCACTGGCGATAGTGGGACGGTTACTAGCACAATGATTGCCGACGGCACCATTGTCAATGCTGATGTTAATGCAAGTGCTGCTATTGCTGGTACAAAGATTAGTCCTAATTTTGGTAGCCAGAACGTCACCACTACTGGCACGAGCACGGCTGCATCGTTCATCCCCACCAGCAGCAGCGTCCCTACCAACGGGGTTTATCTACCCTCCGCAAACAACGTAGCCATCTCGACTAATGGCACTGGGCGGTTGTTTGTAGACGCGAATGGGAATGTTGGGCTAGTTTCAGCGCCAAGTGCGTTTGGCACACGTACGGCAATTCAGCTAAATGGAGCGGTTAGCAACTGGTTTGCTGGCGGAGTCAACGGACTTACGCTCTTTTCCCGGAACCTGTACAACGATGGGGGTAATAAGTTCATTGGATCTAGCTATGCAAGCTCTTATTACCAAAGCACAAGCGGCGATCATGTATTTGAGTATTCGTCAGCATCCGGCACCGCTGGAGCCGCCGCAACAATGCTTGAGGCAATGCGTATCACAAACGCAGGCCGTTTAGGTCTGGGGACTAGCAGCCCCGATGCAGCCTTAACAGCAGTTGGATCAGCAACTATTTCGTCGCAAGTAAATGTTGCCGCAAGAATTGGACCCAATGTAACGTCTGATGTTTTAATCGGATCAATCAACGGAAATACGCCGTTTATTGCTTCCCAAGGCGCCTATCCGCTTGTTCTTAGAACCAATGCAACTACTGCACTAACAATCGACTCGTCACAGCGTGTAGGGATTGGCACTACGAGTCCTGATGCTGGTTCTTTGGTCACAATCAGTAGTAACTCTGTCGGATCGCTGCGGGTACAAAATGGCGTCGGCGGATACGCATTACTAGGTATTACATCCGGCGGTGCTGGTAGCGATGCTTATTTAGATGGTACTAATAATATTGCTTTCAGATTAAGCGGCACCGAACGCGCCCGCATCGACAGCTCCGGCAGGTTGTTAGTTGGCACGTCTATGAGCGTTGGCAGTGTTGCCAATCTGGGCGCACAACTGCAAGTCAACGAGGGTAGTGGTGTTGCGGCATCGTTGCTCCGCTCTACGGACGATGCAAATGGTGCCAACTTTGTTTTCAGAAAGACACGCTCCACAACTCCTGCAGGCGTCACTGTTGTTCAAAG